CACGCGTCGGCCTTCGGGACGTTATCTTTTGGAAACTGAAAACCGACACCGCCACCACCCTGACCTATGAATCCGCGGCTGAGACGGAGACTGTGGACGCCATTGACGTGAGCATCAGCCACGCCAACGCGGACCCTGACATCCTGTACGCGGACGACATCGAGAACGATGTGCTCTACCCGGACACGGAGTTGACCGTGACCCTGGAGGTCAAAGAACTCCCGCTGAGCCTCCAAGCCAAGCTGCTGGGCAACAAGGTCGGCACCAAAAACGAAATTGTGGAAGTGGCCGGGGCAACCCCGCCCTATTACGCGATGGGATTCAAGTCTGAAAAGCGCGACGGCAACGACCGCTATGTGTGGCTGGTAAAGGGCCGGGCGCAGCCGCTGGACGAGCAATTCCACACCAAGGAAAAGGCGCCCACCCGGCAGAACGACACCATCAGCCTGACCTTCATCAAGCGCACGAAAGACGATGCGTTCAAGTACATCCTGGACTCCGAGGACATCCCGCAAGCGAAAGACCCGGCGAGCTTCTTCACGGCTGTGTATAACGAGGCTGTCGGGCTGACCGACCTATAACGGGGAGGGGCAACCCTCCCCTCTTTTTGGAGGGAATGATGTTCAAGGTTGAACTGAACGGGAAAACCTACAAGGTCGAAAAAGTCACCGCCAAAGCGCTCCGGGAAATCGGGGCAGCCCAGGCGGTTTTCAAGCGGTGGCAGGAGAACCCAGACGCCGCGGATATGAAAAAAGACATGGACGCGCTGGTCAACTGGTTTTGCACCTTTTGTGGAAATCAATTCACGCCGGACGAATATTACGACCACTACCCGGCGGACCGCGCCATCACGGACATCGGGCTGGCGATTGCCGCTGTCAACGCGCAGGTGACCCATGTGCTGGAGTCGTTCCCGACGAGCGGAGACAGTAAAAAAAAAGCACCATCACCGACTTTGTTTGGCAGGTTTACTGGACGTATTTGGAAAAGGGCCGGACGCCGGACGAAATAGACGGCATGGACATACTGGCGTACATGCAGGCGCTGGCGTGGAAAACGGCGCAGGACCCTGTAGAAGACGGATACATTGACGAGGTGATTTTGTAATGGCGGAAACAACGCGGGAGATGGTCGTCCGGCTTTCGATGGACGCGGGCGGCTTTAAGAAAACCGCCTCGGAAATCAACCGGCAGATCAAGAACATCGACTCTGAGATCAAGGGCATGGGCGGCGACGCAAGCCGGAGCCAGCTGGAGGAGAAGCTGGGGCTGCAGCAGAAGGCTGTGGAGAACCTGCAAAAAGCCGTTGAGGCTGCCCGGGCGAAATTCAACGCGGCGGATACGGACGCCCAAAAACTGCTGGCGGCCAAGCAATTGAGCGGGCTGGAAACGCAGCTGACCACAGCCGAAGCGAAAGCGCAAGCGCTCAAAAACCAACTGTCGGCAGCGAACCTGATTAAGTTCGGCACGCTGGCCTCCAATTTCGGCAAAAGTATGCAGCGCATGGGGCGGACCATGTCGCTGTATGTGAGCGGACCGCTGATGGCTTTAGGCGGCAAGGCATACAAGACCGCGTTGGATTTTGAAAGCGCCACCGTTTCGATGCAGAAGACAATCGACGAGACGGACACCACCAAATACGCGGACATTGAGGCGGCCTTCAAAAGCCTGTCAGAGACCACGCCGGTCGGCTACACCGAGCTGATGGAACTGGCAGGACAGGCTGGCGCGCTGGGCGTCGGTGCCGATCAGGTGGTTGAGTTTGTCAAATCAATTGCCATGATTTCGGAAACCGCTGACGATCTGGACGCTTCCACCGGCGCGGATGTGCTGGCGCGGTTCCTGAACGTGACGGACCAGGGCAGCTTTGAAAACATCACCCGGGTCGCATCGGCCGTTACCGCGCTTGGAAACAGCTTGGCGACAACTGAGGGGGAACTGCTCGCAATGGCCCAGCGCATGGCGTCCACAGGTGAATTGGCCGGGATGTCAAACGAAGCGATTTTAGCCCTGGCCGCCGGGTTCACATCTGTGGGTATCAATGCGGAGGCAGGTGGTTCCGCGGCCGGCAAACTGATGAAACAGATGCAGCTGGCCGGGGAAATCGGCATGAAGGCGTTTGATTTCATTGACAGCTTTGCCTATCTGGAGCAGGACGCACTGGCTCGGGCTGCGGAGATGGAGGGTATCGCTGAACGTAAAAACGAATATGATATGCTGATACGTGCTGCAGACCAATACGGGCAACTGGCTGGGAAAGCCAGCGCATATGACTTCTTCGTTGAAGTCGAATCAATGACCAGTGGATGGAAGAAGCTCGGAAACGAACTGAATATGACCGCTACGGATGCCAAAGCGCTGGTCCAGGCCGCGATTGACCTGGAACGGTTTGCCGAAGTGGCGGGCGTTAGCAAAGAGGAATTTGTTACCGGGTGGGAATCCAACGCGGGACAGTCTATCCTTGATTTTTTCACAGGATTGAACGAATTGGAAACATCCGGCGGCGAGGAAACGGTTCTAAGCAAACTGCAGGAAATGGGCCTGACGGAAATCCGGCTCTCCAACCTGATCGCGGCGGCCGCGTCCAATCCGGATATGTTCAAACGTGCCATGGAAATCTCCAACGAAGCCTATGCACAGAACACCGCGCTGGCCGAGGAAGCCGAAAAGCGCTATGCCACCGCTGAATCATATCAGAACATGCAGCTGAATAAGATGGAAAACGCCGCAGCCGACGTAGGCGAGAACCTGGTGGACCCGATCCAGAACATCATGACCAAGATTACAGACCTGCTCGGGAAATTTGGCGATCTTGACGAAGGGACGCAGAATTGGATCCTCGGAATTGGCGGAGGCTTGGCTGTTGGCGGACCCGTTCTGATGGGGCTGGGCAAGGTCATAAGCGCTGTTGGCGATATTACGACCGCACTCGGAAAAGCGAAGGCATCTACAGGCATCCTACAGTCTGCTATTTCAAGCCCCGCGCTGTGGGGCATTGTCGCCGGAGTCGGCGCAGTCGCCTTATTGGTGGCCGCTATTGAGTCCATTGAGTCGCCGACTGAAAAAATCGTTGCGTCGCTGGCAAACGTCGTCATTCACATCGACGAAAACAGCAAAAATGAGACACTGGCCGCCATCCGTCAGGTGCGGGAGGAGGCCGACGCCCTGAGCGGTGACCGAAAGACGGAGCTGGAAGGCGCGACCGCGGCCGTTGAGAGCGGCTACGGCACGATGAGCATGTTTGGTGAATCGCTGGAATACGCAAGGCTGTTGAGTGAGGGCGAGATTAAGGCGGCCAGCTCTTCTTACCGGGAAGATTTGGCGGAGTTAAACCGCCAGTTTAAGGAAGCCAAGGACGCGGGGGATGAAAAATTATCCAGCACCATCGGCCAACAGATTACCGAGCGTACTGCCGATTACGACGCGCAGGTGTCGGCAGCAAAACTGGCCTACACCGAGCAGGTGGGCACCTTGATTGACGGCATGATGCAGGCGCAGCCGGAGGCCAAGGCGGCGTTGGAGCGCGCGGCGCAGGAATATGACCTGTACGCCATGGTAGCCAGCGCGCTCAACAGTAACGCGGACGAGATGGGCGAGGAGGCCTGGTACGGGCTTATTGAAAACATCCGCGCGGGCGCTGAGAATCTGGGCTTTGAGTCCGGCGGCGTGACGATCGCCATGCTGGATGGGCTGCAGGCAGACCTGCTGAGCAGCTTAAAAGACGGCCTTGGCACAGTGAATGACGGCGAGCTGGGGTTCACGTTATTTAATGCCCTGTTTAGTGACCCCAAAAACTGGGAGATGTTGGATGTCACCCAGACCCAGGGCGCGCTGGACGGGATGATCGAAATGATGGACCTGAAGGGCGCGGCGGAGCGGGCTGGCAAAGACGGCGAGACCATCGGTATGTACATCAACCAGGGCATCGCGGACGGGATGACCAGCGCTGAGGGCGGTATCACGGACAAGCCCGAAGAAATCAAGAATATGCTGGTCGACAACCTGAAAGCGGCCTTTGAGATGCGCTCGCCCTCGGCCTTGATGGCGCGGGAAGGCGTGAACATCACGGCCGGCATCGCCATGGGCATTGACATGGGCGCGGTGCAGGTGTACGCGGCGATAGACGCCATGAGCCAGCAGGCGACCGCGCAAGCGGCGGCCATGGGCGCGGCGGTGGCGGCGGCATTCAACAGCGGTCTGAAATTCAACCTGCCCAATGCGACCGGGGGCAATGTGAATGTGAACGTGAACAGCCCGACCGCTGTGGACATCTACAAAATTCGCAAGGGACTGACTGACGCGTCCCGGCGTGCGGCGAGGGGGTACGGCGCATGAGCGAGATTACATTCAAAGGGACGACCGCATCGTCCAAGAACGTTACGGTGCTGAAATATCCTGAGATCGTCAAACCGACCCTGCGCGTGGAGACCGTGAAAGTGCCTGGCAGGGACGGCGAGCTGACATTAAGCGAGATGCCGTCCTATGAAGCGATGGTGCTGGAATGCGAGTGCATGGTGCCGAGCGCGGACAAGATTTCGGCGGCCGCGGCATGGCTGACCGGGCGCGGTAATCTCATCCTGGGCAATGACCCGAACTATGCCTATGACGCGCAGGTGATTGATGAAATCAGGTTTGAGAAAATCCTGCGCGGGCATGCCCACAGGCGGTTCACTGTGCCGTTCCTGTGCCAGCCGCTTAAGCGGCAGGTTGAGGAAGAGGACATCTACATGACCACAGCGGGGAGCATCATCAACCCGGGCGACGTGACCAGCCGCCCCAAAATCGTGGTGGCGCGCACCGGCCCCATCACGCTGATGGTTGGCCAGTATGTGACCGAGCTGACCGGGTCCAACACCCCCATTGTGCTTGACTCGGACGTGGGCATCGCGGCCAACTTGAGCGGGACGAAAAACCTGAGCCGGTATGTGGTCGGGGAGTGGCCGCGGCTGGTGCCCGGAGAGAACGCGATTTCCTGGACGGGCAC